TGGTCCAGTGCGTGGCAGCTTTTATGTGGCGATCTGCCGTATGACATCTGTTTGAAACGTATCCTGATCGACTCATACTTTGCGTCGATACACGAGATGTGTGTTCACTCACCGTACAAGGTAACCAAACAGTGGTCCAATTACTTAAGAAGCTTACATGATACGCGCATTGTGCCTGTCGATGAAGTAAAGAATGCCAGATGCAGTCCAGGTGGCCTACCAGCCGAACAGTTTGACGGGAAACATCCCCTCAAACTGAACTTCTGGTTAAGACCATCCTGGATGCATCCGAAACTCCATACGTTCTTTCGAACAAAGCACCCTGCTAATATTATGTCTGCTTCCGCTGTAACTAGAACACTATGGTTACCTGAAGTACGAGAGCGTCCGACACCCCGCGTAATCGCAGCAATGGATAAGACGGAGGATACTTTCAAAAATCCTGTGGATGTCAAACAGCAGCTCCCACCCACAAATCTCCGTGACGGCTTCTCTCTTAAAGATCGAAGCCGAAAGAGAGTTCTGCGGGACTTGTACGCTTTTACACGAAAACTGTTTGAGCGGAAAGTCCATGAAGAACCAGACCTTCTCTATCCTACCAACAATGCTTCCCTAGGCACTCGCACCAAAGATGGTGGAGGTGCAGCTGACTTACTTAATCAAGTGCGACGGATTAAGAAAGAAACTGCGGGCCTAAAGGCAAGGAAGCAAAGAGGGATTGTGTCACTCAAAGGGCCAGGTCTTGGCGCTCAGCATACAATCGTCACGGGAGGTGAGAAAGCTGCCGACTGGAACCAAGGCGTTTATTGTCCGCCCGACGTATACACACTGTACGAAGATGTGCTTGATCTTTATTCAGATGATACCAACCCACCGGATGTTTGCAATATCCAATTGCTCCCATTGGACGCGATGGGCGGGAAAATCCGAATCGCAACACTCCACCCCGAGCTCCTCGCATGGCCGCTCCGACAACTAAATGCCAGAGCTTTGCGAAGACTCCTATCGTGGAGGTGCTTCAGGACCCTTGAGAATGAACTGCACGTAGACAAAATAGTCCGTGAAGTGCACGAGAGGGAAACCGAACCAATGCGGTTGACATCCTCTGATTTAAGTGCAGCGTCAGACCATCTTGAATGGGACGTCTGCCAGGCAGTCCTCAATGCGGTAGCTGATGCATTGAACTTCTCACAGGTCGAGAGAAAGATCTTATCGTACGTATACGCCGAAAAGGAGTTGATGCGGAACGGTGATGATGAAACTAAGAGAGGCGCGCACATGGGCCTATCCTTCGCATGGCTTATTCTGTCTGTTGTACAAGCTTTTTGTGCAGTATACGGAAGTAACGCTAACTTCAGAGAGGCCCTTCGCAGTGTGCTGAT